CCATCAGTGTAAGATTTTTCCCAATCTTTTCTGGACATCTTATAGTCCATGTAATTCTGTTTCATCTCGCTGCCTAACGGTTGTGTTACGTCGTCAGGTAAAATGTCTGCAAGATTATCGTAATGTGATTCTGTGCCAGGTATGTTCACGGCCCCTGGTTCAAAGTTGATAGTCGCACCTCCATCGTCTTCGGGTGTAACCTCTACTGGTAATTGTTCTTTGATCTCCTCTTTGACTTCGACCTCTTCCGCGCCAGGAACTTTAACTTCGGTACGAATGTTACTTGGGAGTCCTTTATCTATATCTGCCATTTATTACTCCGTCATTTATCTACCACGTTTCATTAGAAAATCCAAGCCCTGTGGTGTGGGTCCTGATTTTGGTGCTGGGCCTGAATCTACGCCAGCTAATTTAGCTATGCCGCCACCTGCAAACTTACCCTGTGTCCCATATATCTGCTCTGCAAATCTAGGGTCTGAACCTTTCATTAAAAATTCATCCATGGGGGTCATTTCTTTTTTAAAAACATCATATATGGTTTCGCTTTTTAATTTATCTGTCGGATCCATTGGATCAACAGAAAATTCTTTTTCACTTAAAAAAATACCTTCGCTAGGTAAAAGTTGTTCTCTCATATATTTTTCAAAAAAATCATCGTCTGCTGGTAGAGTTTTTCTAGGTTCAAATACTTTTCTAGAAACACCTGGATCTATTTCTCCATAATCTGCTATGTTTGGAATACCTTGTTCAACATCTCTCAATGTCATTTGAGAAGCTGGAGACTTAGCTGTATCGGCATCCCTAATATTATCAAGTTTTCTTTGACGAGAGATATTCGTGGGATCATATGGGCTAGTTAAATCTTCTAGTGTTGTCCCCTGTAATCTATCGGTAGGGTCTAAAGGTGATTCTAACTCTGCTTTAGTTTCCCTAAGTTCTTTTTCAAGACCAGGGAGAAAGTCTTCGTTTCCTTGGATTTGTGCATTTTCAATTGCAAATTCTAATGAGGCTATCTTACCCTGTAAACCTATAGCATCGCTAATCATTTGTTCTCTTGTAGTGAGACCCGCTCTTCTTTCTCTAGCAGCGTCAGCTCTACCAGGCATGAAAAATGTTGATTGCAAAGATTCTGTAAATGGTCTGCCACTAAAAATATTTCCAATCGCTGCCTCTCCAGCTAAGTACCCTGCTTCACTCACTATACCTAATTTAATTAAGTTTCTTGCTAAACCTGCTGCTTTGACACCAGCTTTTGTTTTTAAATTTTTAGTTTCATCAAAAACTATTTCAGCAGTTTGTGTTGGGTTTTGTCTAAGGGCCACGGCACAATCTTGTGAAATACCGCCTAACTTTTTAGCTCCAAGTTTTCTACAAATCCTCCCTTTAGGTTCCGATGGTAATTTTTCTACCACACTGGCTAATAAATTTTTTAAGCTTCCTTTTTGTCTAATAATTTCTCTTTTACCCTCTTTTGTTTTATAAATGTTTTTAAAATACTCCTCAAACCTACCTGCTTGAGTTGGAGTTCCTTTAAATTTTTCAGCAAAAATTACTTGTCCATCTTTAATTCTATAAGGTTGTTTAAGTTTAAATTGAGGATATGTTTCTCTTGTTAATTCATTTAACCTACTTAAGCTCTTTGTAACATCTTCACCATTTCTTATTTTTTGTAATAAAGATTTTCTTTTAACGCTGTATCCTCCAAACCCAGCAGAGGTATTAGCTTCATAGGTACTACCAATTATATTATCTGCTATAGCCATAGCTGCTTTTTTATCTTTAGGAAATGTTTTTACATCTGAAACACCATATAAATGATCTATATGATATTGAAGTTCAGGTGGAAGTTTTTTCACATCAAATATTTTTTTTAAAACAGCATGTTCTTTTCTCATTTCTTTGAAAATATCTCTACCTGTCAATTTAGAAAGAGTTGCAATATTTTTTATATAATTTCGTCCTTTAATTAAAACTTTTTCCATGTATTCATTATATTTAGGAAAATATTTATTAAACAATTCATTTTTATTTTGTGTATCTAAAACACCAGGACTCATTAAAAAAACAACATCAGGGTTAGATCCCATTCTTTTATAAATAGCATTTACTGTTGCTTGTGAAACTCCAGCGTGGCGACCTTTATTAACAATGGTATCATCCATATATTGAATTATATCTAATCTTAAATTAGGGTTTTTTTCAATTTGAGCCGCATAAAAATATTTTTTAAAAAAAGAAGAAGGATTTTTAGCTTGTCTAACTCGTGCATTAAGTCCGAAAGGTTTAAAGGCATTTTTATTATCTACAATAACATCCTTTTTATTTATAGTCGTGGTTTGAGTAGAGGCATTAACGGGAGGAAGTCCTTCTTTTTTTAAAAGTTTAGATGTGCCTCCAACATTGTACATTGGTTTTTTACTTTCAATCTTCCATGCTTTTTTTAAATCTTTTTCAAATTTTGAATATTCTTTTACTTTGTATTTACCAATATTATTATTTACCCAACTTTCAGTCCAAACATCAATTTTTTTTCTTGCTGATATTAATTCTCGTGCTTGTTTTTTAGACTGTTTAATTTGTTGAGGAATTACTGTTCCTGGTTTAGGGCCCAAAGGTTTATATTTAGAGGGATCAATAGGATTGTCTTTTTTCCATTTTTCTAAAGCTTTGTTAGCAGCTTCTTTTGCTTTTGTTTTACTTCCATATTTTTTTACAGAAAAAACTTCATCAAAGTTTTTTCCTCCTCTTTGTCCAACAGCTCGATAGCCTCCATCCTTTCCAACTCTTTTTGGGTTAGTAGTAAATTCTAAACCAGCATAGCTTCCTGGTTCATCAACCAAGCCACGCTTTGGTGTTTCCACAGATCCACCTTCTGCAAACTCATCTTCAGTTTTTATTTCTGGATATAAATCTGGTTCTTCTGATTTAAAAATATTTTTAATTTTATCAAAAGTTTCTCCTGCGTTCATTTTCATACTAGCTTTCATAAAAGCTTGCTTCTCTTCTGAATCTTCCAATCCTTCTATACTTCGTTTAAACACATTAGCTAATACAGGATTTTCTTCTGTAAGACTTGCGATTGATTTTTTAACTGGTTGAATGGGTTCTACTAATCTTTGTATATTGACTGCATCAACTAACGGATTATCAAATTGTAATCCTTCTGCCGTAAGTTTAATTTGTCTTTCAGGTGCAAGGTCTTGGTTAAGACTATCTATTTGATCTTTAATTTGTTTTGCTTCTGCAACGATTCCAGGTATCTCCTCTGGCTCTGCATCTTGAATTGAAGAAACAAGTTGCATAAATCTTTGTTTAAGTTGTAAAGGATTAACTCCTCCACCTTCTGCAAACCCTAGTTCCTTCTCAATAAACATTTGAGATTCTGGATCTAAATATTTTTTTAGTTTCTTGTAATTAATTCTACTTCTTCTTTTAATTTCTTCTTGTGGTTTTTTCTTTGGTAAAACTTTACCGCCTTTGTCATATCCTGGACGTGTAAGGTACGCCATCATCTGTTGATAGTGTGTTACTTTCATTACTCTCCTAATAGACCAGCG